AAACATCGACACCATTCACTACACCGTTGAACACGGCTGGAACACATACAAGCATTGCAGCAAGTCCGCATTCACGGTGAAAGACACAGACCAGTGGGCGGAGGTTGAACATGTATCAGATTGAAGAAATCACCGCATGGAGAATCATCACCGAAGACGGCACAGCAGTATCGGGATTGTTCGAAGACTACGATGACGCCTACAACGAGCTGGAAGCCTACAGGGAAGCCGAGGACTACGAAGAAATGGTGAGGAACGAGAGATGGTAACAATCATGTTTATCATTTGCATTCTGCTGATTCTGTTTGCATTCGTGGGAATCAGCGAAGTCGCAAGCAACACAGACGATGCACTGCATCTTGCCAAGAAACTGGAAATGCAGATTGAGACATTGCGCATCAAGATAGACGCCTATAGCGAACTGTACGATTCCATGAACGAGAAAATCGATAAGGCCAATGTCAGATGCGAGGACATGAAACGGCAGTTAATAGAAATCCAGAATGCATATGTAGTCGCAAAGAGACAGAACGAGAGCATCGCTCATGAACTTGCCCGGAACGGCGGAGTCAATTGGGCGAAGAAGTATGAGGTGAAAGATGAGTGAAGTCAAATGGATCGGAACAGGATTCCGAGGTAACGCAAAACTCGTCTACGAAGAAATTCAGAGCATCGGCGATTCGTATACGCCAAGAGATGTCCTTGAACTTGCAAGGGATGAGAACACTGAACTTCATAAATGCTTCGATTGGGATGACACATCGGCTGCGGAGAAATGGAGACTTCACACAGCACGAATGATCTGCTGTTCGCTGAAGGTGGTAGTCACCAAGGCAGATACACCGCCGACATCGTTCAGACTCATTCAGCACGATGCAGAAGACAGAGTCTACAAGCCTGTAACGCTGACGGTGCGGAATGATGACGAGTACGCAAGACTGCTGAGACAGGCAAAGGCGGAAATGAAGGCGTTCCGGGAACGTTACAAGAGCATCGTAGAACTTGAATCCGTCATTGATGAGATTGAGCGGATTCTCACCGAATAACAATTGAATATTTAGGATCGTTGGCACAGATGACCGCATTGAGCGGTTGGATACAGAGCATTACAGTGCGCCACAAGGCAGGACACGGCAGAACAAAACAGCACAATGCGGTTTTGTGTGCTAACGATCAAACGGTTACTGGTTTAAATCGGTGCATTGCACCGCCAAGAGAACACTGCTCGACACAACAAGGCATTACAGCGCAACACATTACACTGCAATGCATCGACCTAAGCCAGTAACCGCCCCTGGATTGCAGATTTAGATGACCGCATTCGGCGGTGGTAGAGGACACTTTAACGCAGGACAACGCACCGTATCGCACCATCAAACAGGACACTGCAATGCGGTTTTGTAAGTCTGCAATCAGTTAACGGCTTTCATATCCTATGTAGGACGGACAATTCATTGCACATCATTACATATCAGGACAGCGCAACACCCGACTACACAGGATACCAAAGCCGTTAACAACAGGAAAAACAAACAAAAGAAAGAAGGTAAATACACATGGCAAAGAAAGCTGAAGAAAAGAGCATCACACTGACAGAACTTCCTATCAAACAGGTTACATTCACTCTCGTTGGAGACACAGACCTTATTCTCTGCAAGAAGGCAAGGTCATTCGAAAGGCTTGAAATATTCAAGCAGTCGCATCCGAAGGGAACGAAGATCCCTACTGAATATCAGCAGCCGTACAACATGTGGGAACGGCTCATCACATCCATTCATTGGCTGAATCCGGTTGAATTCCATGACGAGAACCATGAACTCTACACAGAGGAAGAATGGAAACATTACATGGAGACAAACAGGCCATGCATTCTGGGCAAGGCGTTCAAGGACTCCATGAAAGAAGCATTCATCTCTTGCGGATTCAAAGAATCGACAGGCAAGAATGGCACTGACTACATGCGTACTACACGCATTTCCGAAATCAATCCGATTTCCTTCACACAGGCTGGCTACGATCAGCATCTTGCAATGACGAGCGGACTGTCAAGGGTAAATGTCTTGACTCAGCAGAACGTTTTCACAGGATGGCGGTGCGAAGTGACCATCACATTCCTTGAGACGGCAATTCCTCTGAGTACCATCTGCGAACTGCTGACGGCTGCCGGAACATTTATCGGCATCGGCTCAAGAAGGGGTGAGGGATACGGACGGTATCACATCGAATCAGTTAAGTGAGGAGAATATGAGTGAACTTATTGAACAGTTGAGAGCAAGTCAAGCATCACTTGCTACAGACGCAGCCGATGAAATCGAACGGCTGACAGAAACGCTCGGCAAGATGATTGCCGAAAGGGCAGAAGATCCTTACACGGTGTTATCTGCCATCAACGTAAATGAACACACCGAAAAGAAGAACGGACTGACCTATCTGTCATGGGCATGGGCATGGGATGTACTGATGTCACATTATCCCGACTCAGAGGCGTTTATAAACCGCCCTGTGAACGGATTCCCATATTGGACGGACGGAAGGACGGCGTGGGTCGATGTCGGCGTTACAGTGCGCTGGAACGGTCATGAGAGGACACGTTGCGAAGTGTTCCCGATTATGGACTACAAGAACAATTCCATCCCGGTTGAGAAGGTAACGTCATTCAACGTGAACACAGCTCTTCAGAGAGCGTGGACAAAGTGCATTGCCCGGCACGGCTTGGGATTCTACATCTACGCAGGTGAAGACTTGCCGAATGCGGAACGTGAACAGGCGGAAGAGAAAGCCAGGGCGAAAGCAGAAGCGGATGTGAAGCCATGCACCAAAGCGATGGAAGACAAAATCATGGAACTGTACACGCTCGATGAAGTTAAGCGGATGTTCGGCAGACTGCACATCAGCAACTTCAGTGAACTGACTGTAGCACAGGCGCAGAAGATGATCGACAAGCGTGACAAGAGCCTTGTAGGCGATACTACACCGACATTCTGATGAAACGGTTCTCAATAATTCAACCAGGATTGGATGAGTGCTTTATCTGCCACAGAAAAGGCGTACTGCATAAGCACGAAGTCTTCTTCGGAACGGCTAACAGAAAGAAATCTATCAAATGGGGCATGGTGGTTGCGCTGTGTCCAGAATGTCACAACATGTCGAACAAAGGCGTTCACTTCAACAGGTTCGCAGACTTGGAGCTGAAGCGGACGGCACAGAAGGTCTTTGAAGAGAAGTACGGACACGAAAAGTTCATGGAAGTCTTCGGGAGGAACTATCTCGATGTACATGACTGAAATCGATCCTAAGAAAATCGAAGACGCTCTGAATGAAATCGGCGTATCTCGATGGAAAATGGCACACCTTCTGAATCCGTTGATGTCCAAACAGGACGCATACAGAACATTCAAACGGTGGATGGATTTAGGGCGGATGCCTGTACACAGGGAGAAGGCTATATGGAGTTATATCAAGAGCTTGAGAAACTCACAGGGCAGTTAGAGACATCCATAAAGATGCTTCGGAAAAACGGCACTGCGTATGCGGAAGCGGAGAGGGATTATAAAGTCCTTCTCCGTACCGAGTGCCTCAAGTTGAAGGATGAAGGCATGGCAATCGGCTTAATCACGCTGACATGCTATGGGATTCCTTCGGTAGCAGAAGCACGTCTCAGAAGAGACATTGCGGAAGCAACATACACAGCGAATAAAGAGGCAATAGCAAGCATCAAACTTAGGCTGCGTCTCATTGAGAATCAAATTCAACGAGAGTGGTCAGCAACGGGGGTAGGAAATCTATGAGAGTAAGCAACAAAGAACAGTCGGAAGCGATGGAGTCCTTAGTAATATCCATGCTTGATACCATAGCCGAATTCGCAAAGTTCACTTCGGAAGTCATTACCGCCCTTAACGAACTCACCGCAAAGGTTGAGAAGAGGACGGAAGAAATCGAAGAGATTACTGAGCAACTCGGAATCGACACGGGCAAACTGAGGGCATAACCATGAGAAGAAAGAGTCAGAAAGAACAGATTCTGCAATATATGCAGTTAACAGGCGGAATCACTACAAAGGAAGCATTCGACAACATCGGCTGCTCCCGGTTATCCGCCCGGATATGGGA